GGCGTCAGACCGTGGTCGAGAGGTATGATCTCAAGCGTTGTTGCCTTCCCCGGCAGGTAAAGTTTGTCGAGGGCTCCTGAGCATGTGCCGCGGAAATCCCCTTGTCGAACAGATGTCTGGAATTCGAGAAATTGTGTGGGTCCGCCGATGGGATTCGAATCTGGGCTAAAACTGCACTCAATGAAAACAATAACTTACGGGCGGAGAGTGTTGGCTCCCAGCACCTTTCCCTCCGCCATAGACCTTCCACGCACCCTCAAGTCCGGTTTTGCAGGCATTCTCTAAAGTCCCTGAAAATAAAGGGAAATTCGATTAGCGGGAGTCGCCGCAGCCGCGCCACAGAGGCCGATTTTCTGGATAAATGGCCCTGAGAGAGCCGCCCTCCTGAAAAATACCGTACCATCGAAAAGGACGTACGGTATTTTTAGTCAAGTAATCTCAACGGCTTGGGTTTTCTGCTGTTGTGCCATGTCTATGGTCATCACTTGGTCTGCTCAACGATATCTTCGCGGGTATCCTCGGTTTTTCGGTGAACAAGGGTGATCGGATCGGGGTGGAGATGCTTCTCGCTCCGCCAGCGTGGCGTATGGTGCTCTCGACCCGCTTTGTCCGTGTCGCCAGATGTCAGGCACTCGACAGTCTTGCGATGTTTTTCGCCATCTCTTCAGCTTCTTCACGGGACGGGTACTCGTTTCGAAGGGTACTTTCCCGGCGGTAGTAGCACCAGGCGACCGGGCGGCCGCGCGCGTCGTTAATCCTGAAGGCTGAGCCGGTGTCGGTGATCTTCCATGGCACCGGGAAGATCGCGATAAGGTCGTCTGCTTTGCGCTCCACAAGCTTTCCTCTCGTTTACAGAACTCTGCAGCGTGTCAGCCGGAGTTCTTTTTCAGCCCGGCCGCGACGGTCTCGGCCTTCGGATCATCAATCATGTGCAGGACGTCGATGATGATCCTGCGCCATGCGTGATGCTGCCGCGCGATCTGGCCAAGCCGGATGATCACATCCTCATTCGCCACGGAACTCAGCGCTTCCAGCCCGCGGCGATCCGGTTGCAGCCGCATTTCGAGGAGCAACGGTTCCCGGGCCACTCCATCGCCCGCCTCGGCGATGACTGTCGCGGCGGTTCGCCGGACGTCGCGTACCGGGTCCGCAAGAAGTGGATGCAGTCTGTCGACTGGAGTTCTTGAGACGGAGGCGACCCGTACCGCTGCGGCACGGGTGTCTGGTTGCGGGTGGGCCAGCCCTCGATGTACCGTCGCTTGTGGCAACGATACGCCGCAAGCGGCAGCGGCAGGCAGGAGGTGTGGATCGAGGCAGTCAGCCATCGGGGCCCGGCGAAGGAGTTGAATCAGGAGGGGCGCCGCTGCGGTCTGGCGGACGAGGTCCAGAACCGCGACTTGTTCCGGCATGGGCACGTTCGTGCCGAAGCCGAGAAAGCGCTCCCACAGCGCGGCGGCGGCGTCCGTCCAGCCCTCGGGCCGCCGGCGGAGAACCTCCTGGGCGATAGGCTCGACCGATCCCAGCGACGCCCTGGCAAACCCCAGAAGCAGGTCTTCATCGCTCATCGCTGCCGGATCGATGGAGGACTGCAGAGCGCCGGGTGCCGCGTTGATGTTTCCAGCTGGCTGATCAAACAGATCCAACTGCCCCGGGTCACTGTTGCCGGCCGGTTCCGATACGCGGAGCACTCTCGCGCTTTCACCCGGAGCGGCGCTCCGTGGCTCCGCCGGAGGCAGTACGGTGCGGGGTGGGCCGGCGCTCATGTCCGGGCTTGCGCCTGTTGCCGCCCGAGCTCAGCAGTTCCGCTGTCCCGGAAGACCTCCCGGCCCTTGACGCAGGGCTGCTGAAGGGCGAGGCCGATCTGCTGGATGGCCCAGTCTGTCACCCCGATTGATGCGGCGGCGGCCATGATATGCCGGACGGCGCTGGCGGACTCCGACAGCAGCGGTTCATATCCACCGCCCGACAACAGCGACCTGATCGCGAGCACGCCGACAGCCATCGCGAACTCCGGCTGTTTCCCGACAAAATCCCGCGCCGCCCGCACCAGCGTCGCGGGATCCGCGTCCGTCGCGGCAGCGCAGTTGAGGGCGATATCGAGGAAGCCCGCATCCTTTGCGGCGGCAAACCACTTCCCCTTGTTCCCACGGGTTTCGATCAGATCGATCAGCACCTGCCTGCGGTCGCGCTCGGGGTATTTCCTTGCGAGCGCCCGATAGGTCGCAAGGTTCGTAGTGGCGAGGGCCGATGCAAGCCCGTAGCGACCGTAAGCCTCGTCAGAGCGTCCCTGCTGGATAAGGATATCCTCGCAGTAGCGGTCGATGGCGTGATCGCTGAATGCGCCGTTGATCTTGCTGCGGGAAGCCTCAGCATACGCGATCGCTTCCTGCCAAAGACCTTGGCGGAGGAGCGCGTCGGCGGCAAACCGGTCGTCCGACCAGAACCGGTGGCGGCGTAACGCCAAAAGACTACGCAACTCGTCATACCGGCCTGCCTCGAGCAGGCAGGACAGACAGATCGCGCTGCCGATGACATGATTGTAGCGCTGATGGTCGGCCCAGGCGTCGCGTATTCGGTCCAGAAGCATGTCCGCGTATTGATTGACGAGATCCGGATAGCGCGCAATCTCCCCCCAGCGCTCTGCAACGGGATCGAGGTATTCCACGCCGTCTTCCTGAACGGCATCGAACAGGCGCTCGAGCCATTTGGCCCTCGTGTCTCTGTCGGCGGGAGCGGAGATGAGCAGCGGAATGAGATCCTCCAGCGCATTGTGGACGGCGGTACCCAGCGCCCCCGATGACGTGTCGATGTGCTGGAGTGCGGGCCAGAGCCGTTCCATGAGGGCGACGCATCCGTCTCCCGCGGCTACCGGATCAGATTTGGCGGCCGTCCGGATTTCCTTTACCGCCTCCTTGAGGCGGGTGATGGCCAGCTTCGATCCCCGCCAGCCATAGGCGTTGGCGCGGAACTTGGTCTTGAACTGCCATTTGGGAGAAGCCGCCATGGCTTCGCATCCTGCCACCGGGGGAGCCGGTACCACAAGATGGTGCACGAGCGTGCGGAATCGAATAGCCTCCTCGCCATGATCGGACCAACAGCATGGGGCGAAGGACGCATGGCGAAGAATTCAGACCTTGATCGCGCGGCTCAGAAGATTGCGGACGCGCGTATGGAATGTGTAAAGCTTGGCGTTGCACCCGCCGAGATCGCCAGGATCATGCTTGACGAAGCCGTATTGGGGCTCGCGGCCAGCGGGCACTCGCTTGATGGCATTCAGGCGGCGTTCAAGTGGTACGGCGAGCGCGACCTGGTTCGATTCTATGAGGATCTCGTCAAGGCAGCAGCGCGAAAGGGTTCTTCACTGCCGCATTGACGGAGAAGCTTGCAGTCTCACGCCTTGAAGTCGCGAAGCCAGACTTCGAGATCGGTGTTTGTATCCTGCCTGATGACGAGGATTGGCTCGTATCTGTGGGTTCTCTTGTTGAGCGGCAGTGGCTCGGCCTCGATCTGGAAGAAGTCCCGGAGCGCCTTGCTCAGGTCGGACTTCTGCTTGCGCATCTTCGGCCACTTTCTCGATCCGAAGAGCTTTGCCAGTTCATCCATGCCCAGGGTTGGCCCACGCGCGGCAAACGCCATGAGCAGGTACCACTTATCAGTTGGTATCTTCTCGGCGCTTGCGCTGTCGAACATACCGGGAATATGCGTTCGCTCGATATTGACGGCCGGCGCGGCTCTACATTTCACGGAGATGATGTCACGTGACTTGAACGTGACGGTGACGTCCTTCCATGTTGTTTCTGGAGGCGTGGGGAACTTGCTTTCCAAGGTGCCAGCTGTGGGCGCGACCTCTTCCTGCCAAGCCAGAACGGCCTCGGGCCCCGCCGCGCGCGAGGATATTCTGCCATCCGCGCCAAAAGCGAACAGATCATCCAGCGCGATGATGATCGAACGGCATGTTTGAGCCGTCGCGCGATGGGCCTCCCTGATTAGCGTGCCGTCGGAAACAATCAGCAGGAAACACTCCCGCTGTGCCATGACTAGCCGCCCTATTGCGACGTCCACAGCTGGTATGTTCCGAGCGAAGATGAAGAAGGCCGGCAGAGAGCGGTCGCCATTGACGGGAAGCGAGCCGAGCCGCCAGAGCCATGCTTCTCCGGGCATCTGTTCCGGTGTGCCTGTCATACCCACTAATTTCTGGATGCGACTGAACAGCTTCTTCTCGTCGAGCAGATAGATCGCGCGCTCGTCTTTCCTGACAGGGCGCGCTTCGCAGTGCGGAGGTTGCTGCATGCAGATGCCAACAGCATCGCCAGGCCCGTGCTCGATGACCACGCGCTGGCAGGCATGGCCATTTTCGCATGGCAGGACAGCCGCACTCTCCAATGCTGGCCGCAGCAGTTCCTCCGGAAAACCACCCCAGGCCGCTCGGACAGCCATGAGACCCGGGAGTTCCGTCAACTTAGCCCAAAGCGAAGACATCGATGTCCTCATTTCTCAGTTCGATGGCTTCGTCGGATTCGCGCGAGATGATGAAGCCGCGCTTGCGGAGCCAGGTCTCGATGAGGTGGGCATCCTCGTTCCGGTCGTAGTTGGCCTTGCAGGGCGGACCCAGTCCTGCGGTGCGGGGATCCTTCGAGCCGGTGAACTTGACCGAGAACTTGGCGGCGTGAAGGGTGCCGCTGGTCGGGAAAGGTTCGCGCAGTTCCGCCAGCATGGCGAAGAAGTCTCGTGACCGCCTGATCTGGAAGTCGCCGCTCACGGAAGGGTGCTTGATCTGCAACTCGATGAGCCTGATCCAGTCGATTCCGTCGATGTCGGCGACTGACAAGGCATCCTTGCCATATTCCCGCAGCGGTTCCAGCGTGAACCTTTCGCTGGCCGCGAAATACGCCTCGTCTCCGAACAGTTCCTCGCCCAGCACGGCGACATACATCGCCCGCTCGCCCTTGGCCTGCGACTTGTTGAAGACCGCGAGGTCGTTGTTGGCACGGTCGTAGATGATGACAAGGCCACGCTCGGGGCCTATGCCAAGGGCAGGATTCAGGTCATCACCAATGTCGCGGTGCTGACCGAGGGCTGGGACCACCCGCCGACCTCCTGCGTTGTGCTGCTCCGGCCCTCTTCCTACAAGTCCACCATGATCCAGATGGTGGGCCGTGGCCTGCGCACCATCAACCCGGAGGAACACCCCGGCGTCGTCAAGACGGATTGCATCATCCTTGATTTCGGGACCTCCAGCCTCATCCATGGCTCGCTCGAGCAGGATGTGAACCTGAAGGGGTACGACTCGACGGAGGATTCGACCCAGAGCTGTCACAACTGCTCGGCCGTCATTCCTCTATCCTGCAGCGAATGCCCGATCTGCGGCGAGATGCTCCTCGTCGATGTGCGGAACGAGGAGGGTGACGGTCCGGAGCAGCAGCGCGCCCTACTGTCGGGCTTCGACATGACGGAGATCGATCTCCTGGCGCGCTCCAGTTTCGAGTGGATCGACATCAACGGCGACGGCTCCGCCATGATGGCCAGCGGTTTCACCGCCTGGGCCGGGGTCTTCAACCAGGACGGTCGCTTCTATGCCGTGGGCGGCGCCAGGAACAAGGCCTCGGTTCTGCTGGGGGTCGGTGAGAGCATCGTCTGTCTCGCCGCCGCCGATGACTGGCTCAACACCAACGAGTCGGATGAGTCGGCTCACAAGACCAAGGCCTGGCTCCGTCAGCCTCCGACCGAGCGGCAGTTCGCCTACCTGCCTCCGGCCTGCCGGATGGATTACAGCCTCACCCGCTACCAGGCATCGGCCATGCTGAGCCTGAAGTTCAACCTCCATGCCATTCGCAGCCGCATCGCGGAAGCAAGGGGCGCCAGCCTCGCGGCGGTCGCGTGATGGGGGAGCATCATGTCACACGCATCACCCGTCACCGTCCGCGAGCGCTTCGTGCGCTGGCAGCCGCGCTTCGAACTGTGCGCGGTGTGCAGGACCCCGACACGTGGCTTCGGCTGGCAGGAACCACAGCGCATGAGCAAGCCGCGCCCGCCCGCGTGGTTCTGCTCCATGGCCTGCCAGACCTTCTTCTGGGAACGCGCCCGGAGGTCCTTTGCCATGGTTGATCTGACCGACGAGGAAAAATCCGCCCTGCGTCACGCCATGCAGATGGCCGCCGAAGTGATGGAGGAGATCGGGTGGAACACCCGGCTCTCCGATCTCTCCGAGCAGCAGGTTTTCACCCTCATGGAGGTCGTCGTCGGCGGCTTCCAGGACGCGATGCGCGATATCGCCGCCGCCAACAAGCAATCACCGGAGGTACCGTTCTGATGCTGGACTATAATCACACCCGCAGTTTTGCGGACATGCTCAACGATGTTGTTGATGCCGCGCTGATGGACGAGAATGCCGCTCGTCCCCGCCGCGAGTATCTGGGCGGTTCGCGGGTGGGCCACGCCTGCGAGCGGGCCCTGCAGTTCGAGTTCGCTGGTGCGCCGAAGGATGAAGGCGCCGATTTCCCCGGCCGCACGCTGCGCATCTTCGCCATCGGCCATGTGCTCGAGGACCTGGCAATCAAGTGGCTGCGCGCCGCTGGTCTCGATCTCTATACGCGCAAGGGCAATGACCCCGACGGCCAGCAGTTTGGTTTCTCGGTCGCTGGCGGACGCATCCGCGGCCACGCCGATGGAATCATCGCCGGTGCTCCCGAGTCACTGAAGCTCGGCGTTCCCGCGCTGTGGGAATGCAAGACGATGAACGCGAAGAACTGGCGAGAAACGGTAAAGTCCGGTGTTGCTGTGGCGAAGCCCATCTACGCCGCCCAAATCGCGCTGTATCAGGCCTACATGGATGCAAGCATTCCGGGCCTGGCATCGAACCCTGCGCTGTTCACCGCCATCAACAAGGACACTGCTGAACTCCACCATGAGCTGGTGACGTTCAACGCTGAACTGGCCCAGCGCATGAGCGACAGGGCCGTGCGCATCCTTCGCGCCACCGATGCGGGAGAGCTTCTGCCGCGCCTTGCCCGCGAGCGCGGCCACTTCGAGTGCCGCATGTGCCCCTATGCCAACCGCTGCTGGAGCCTCGCACAATGACCGACCATACCGATGACACCACCGGCACGGGTGAAGGACAGAAGCCGGAGCAGAAAACCACCGGCGAGGTGATACATTTCAACCCGTGGCGCGACTTCAACGATGCCCCTCTGCAGGAGGACCCGTTCGGCATCGAGCCGGATCCAGCCCAACTCGGCACATTTCTGGATGTCGTGTTCGGCTATTGCGAAGGCCTGATCCCCGTCCGCGGCTTCGTGGACAAGGGGCAGGGCCGGGATGGCAAGCCCAACAACATCTGGATCGACGCGGATGGCGCGGCGTTCGACAAGCTGAAGACCTTCGCCACCTGGGCGTGGCGCGAGGGTGCGGCTCTCTATGTCATCCCCGGCACCGTGGCGGCCCAGGGTCAGGCGCGCGCCCATGAAGTCCTACAGATGCAGGCCATCGTGGTGGACCTCGACGCCGGGGACATCATCGCCAAGCTGGCCCATCTGGTCCACCATCTCGGCGCGCCCACCCTGGTGGTGGAAAGCGGCGGGCGTACGCCCGAGGGCGCGCTCAAGCTTCATGTGTGGTGGAAGCTCACTGAGGCAGCGACAGGTGAGGATCTCGCCACGCTGTGCCGCCTGCGCGGTGACATTGCCATGAAGGTGGGTGGCGACACCCACTTCCGCTCGGCGCACCAGCCGATCCGCGTGGCCGGCTCCGTCTATCACAAGGGCGGGTTCCAGCGGCTCGTGCAGATCCGCGAGCATCATGCCATCGAGGTTGACCTTGCGGATTTCGGCGAGCGCGTGGCCGCCATGCCCTTCATTCCCGGCATGGGCGCCGAGCCGCCGGCGGAGGGCCATGCCAAGCCCTCCATCGACGCCATCCTCACCACGCCCGTGCACGAGGGTGGAACTGATGCCTGGACCCGCTTTGAGGGCGCCAGCGCAGCCATCGGTCATTACGTGCGCCTGGTGCATGAGGGGAAGCTCAGCCCGAATGACGGCTGGGAGGCCATCTGCCAGTACAACGCTGCCATGCTGAGGCCGGCATGGCCCGTCGAGCGTCTTCAGCAGGAGGCCGACCGGATCTGGGCGCTGCATGTGAAGAAGAACGGCCCTGCGCTGCTGCGCAACGAGGCCGACCCTGAACAGGAAGCCCAGCCGCTGCCGGTGTTCTCCTTCGGCCAGTTGCTTGATGACCGCTCGCCCATGCCGCCGGACATCATTGCGCCGCGCGTCCTGACGCCGGGAGGGCTGCTGGTTCTGGGCGGAGCCCCGAAGGTCGGCAAGAGCGACTTTCTCATCAGCCTGCTCGCCCACATGGCCGCCGGCGTGCCGTTTCTCGGCTTCACGCCGCCACAGGCCCTGCGCGTCTTCTATCTGCAGGCCGAGATCCAGTACCATTATCTCCGCGAGCGCATGCAGCAGATCAGGCTGGATGGGGCGGTGATCGCCGGGGCGCGCGACAATCTGTTCGCCACGCCCAAGCTGCGCATGATCCTCGACGACAAGGGCCTCGCCCTGGTGGTTGAGGCCGTGCGGGTCCGTTTTCCTGACGCCCCGCCCGACATCATCTGCCTCGACCCGATCCGCAACCTGTTCGACGGCGGCGAGGAGGGCGGCGGCGAGAACGACAACAACGCCATGATGTTCTTCCTGACCGAGCGTGTCGAGCGCCTGCGTGAGGCCGTGGCGCCCGACTGCGGTGTCATCCTTGCCCACCACACCAAGAAGATGAACCGCAAGGCCGTGGGCGAGGATCCCTTCCAGGCGCTGTCGGGCGCCAGTGCGCTGCGTGGCTTCTACACCTCGGGGCTCCTGATGCACCGGCCCGACGAGGATAGCACCATGCGCAGGCTGGAGATCGAGTTGCGTAACGGCCCGGCGCTGCAGCCCAAACTGATCGACAAGGAGAACGGCCGCTGGGTCGAGATCAACCCCATGAACGAGCGTCTGGTGCGCCAGGATGTCGGGGCAAAGCATGACGCTGAGCGTGATCGCAAGGGCGACGTCATCCTCAATCTCATTGCTGAGCAGGGAATGCAGGGCAAGATGTATACCCCCACGCAGTTCGCTGCAAAGTTTGAGAACAGGGCGAGCCTCGGCGGCAAGACGGGCATTTTGGACCGGCTTCAGGTGCTCGCTACCAATGGCCACGTCAAGTATGTGCGTGGTGATGGAGCCCGGACGCTTGGCCTCAAGGTGGCCGGCGTGAAGTATGGCTATCTCTGCGTGAAGGACATGCTCCTCAGGAGCGATGCCGAGGCGGTGGACGCTGACACTGGCGAAGTCGGACCTGTCCTTCTCAAGGTATGCCCCACCGATTTCATGTGCCCTCAGACCGGCGTGATGCTGCCGGTGGAGAACCCCGATGTGTGGGTCGATCGGGAGGATTTGGAATGAACAAGTGGCACCCGCTCGGCCCCTCCGCAGAATCCGGAACGTGTGCAGAATCCGGAATCCGAAACAGCAATCCGGATTCCGGAGTCTGGAAATCGCCGAGTCAAATCAATGGCTTGCTGCAGAATCCGGAATCCGGAATCGTCAGTACACTGAATGAATTCGGATTCTGGAATTCACATATTAAAATCAATGGTTTGGAGCAGAATCTGGAATCCGGAATTTCCTCCCTAACGGGTAGGTGCCACCCGCTGAAGCTGGGTGTGGCACCTAACCCGGAGCCTATCTGGTGGGACGATGGATAACTGATCCCATAGCCCATCAAGTCAGACGGACGGCAGCCAGTACCGCCAAGCACGAGGCTGCCGCCGTCCTCCACCACGACAACCAACCCTCACTGAAGGAGACCATCATGGTACTCGCGACTCTGCCTGTGCCCGCTGCAAAGGCAACCCCGACGATTCCATCCATCCTCGCCCTCGACCTGGGCACCACCACCGGCTGGGCCATCCGCACCGGCCGCTGCCGCATCGTCCACGGCACAGCCGAATTCCGCCCCAGCCGCTTCGAGGGTGGCGGAATGCGCTACCTGCGCTTTGGCAAATGGCTGGATCAGACGCTGGAGATTACCGGCGGCATCGATGCCGTCTACTACGAAGCGGTGCGGCGGCATCTGGGGACCGATGCCGGCCATGTTTACGGCGGTCTCCTCGCGACGCTCACTGCTTGGTGCGAGGAGAAGGGCATCCCCTACAGCGGCGTGCCCGTCGGCACCTGGAAAAGACACGCCTGCGGAAAGGGCAATGCCGACAAGCAGGCGGTGATCGCAGCCATGCGCGCGCGCGGCTTTGAGCCTGGCGACGACAACGAGGCCGACGCCATCGCCATTCTGCTCTGGGTCATCGAGACGAACGGAGGCCTGGCATGAGCAGCCCTGCGGAAATGTTCCTGAAGCACGTCGCCAATGTGATCGCCGAGCGCAGCTCCCAGTACGGCGACGCCAGCAGCAACATGGCGGCCATCGCAGCGCGGTGGTCGGCGACGCTGGGGCGGGAGATCACACCCGCGCAGGTCGTGCTGTGCCTGCTCGACCTTAAGCTGGCGCGCCTTGCCCACGATCCCGCCCACGAGGACTCGGCAGTGGATGTCTGCGGTTACGCCGCCCTGCTGCGCGAACTGACCGAAACCTCGAACACGGAAGGACGCTGAACCATGGCACCCGGACGCAAACGGAAATCCGGCAAGCGCTACGCCTGTGGCAAGCGCACCAGACCGGAAACGGAAAGGGACGCCATGAGTGTTGCCCTCGATGCGCGGCGGCGCCACTTTGGCGTGACGGCAAAGCAGGCGAAGGATGAGCGGCTCGGTACGGCGCTGGGGCGACTGGCCTTTCGCGAGTTGATCAGTGAGACGCAGTACCAGGCTGGCGTGGCGTTCGCCGAACTGTACCGGCAGCACCACGCGGTGTGTGGCCTGCCGTCGCCAAGCCCACGCTCCGTCGCAGGACTGCTGATCAACGAAGGGATCTTTGGGGCAAGCCCAAGCGAGCCTGTGCTGGAGGTGATCGAGAAGCTCAAGCGGCGCTTCAACGCTGCCACTGAAGCGCTCGATGCCTGCGACCGCGAGCAGCGCATGTCGATGGGAAGGCGCCCGACGTTGCTGGTCTATCGTGTCATCTGCACCGATGAGGACGCGATGCGCTGGCCGGAGGAGGACATGGGCAACCTGCGCGTGGCGCTGAATGCGCTTGTACGGTTGTTTCGGTTGGCATGAGTCAAGCGCGTTGGAGACGGGTCTAAAAACAAACTTACTAAGAAAATGAGATTTAGTTGAAAAAGCCTGTTGACACGTTCCTGCGACGCGACTAAAAGTTCCGATATTGAAGGATCGGAATTGCGCCTGGAGATGAGTTCTCTGGGCGCTTTTCTTTTGGGGGGTTGGTCATGCAGGTTCGCTTCCTCGAGGCCGACGATCTGCGCACCCGCTTCGAAGCGGCTTGCACCCGTCTTGGTGAGAGCGAAGCCCGCCGTGCCTTCTCGATGGCGCTCAACAAGGAAGGCCGCAAGTCGTTCACGCAGCTGCGCCGCTCCCTTGCCCAGCAATCGTCTATCCCGCGCGGGGCCGTCAATGCAGCGACACGTTTCAAATCCGCGACGCGCGGCACGATGTCCACGGTGACCTCTGGCACTGGCCGTCATCTGCCGCTGTCATTCTTCGGTGCAAAGCAGTTCTCCTACGGCGTGCGCGCGAAGATCTGGGGCAGGGCGCAGACCTTCCGCTCGGCCTTCGTCGTGAAGCGCTACGGCGGCGGCGTGTTCAAGCGCAATGGCAAGGCGCGGTTTCCGATCGAGCAGCTGTGGGGTCCGTCGGTGCCGAAGGAGATGCTGCGT